CCTTTACCAAGTCAGAGTCCGCTGGCCGCGCTCTAGGGCTGTCAGACAGCGAGTTGGCAAAGGCTATGAGCGTTGAAGACGTCATAGCATTGGCAGAGTCTATGGGTTGTAACAAATAAGGAGTTTTTATGTCCCAGCTATTAGACGAGATACTAGTTACGGCACAGGCTCCCGGCCCTAATAACGGCGTCACCATGTTAGGGGCGTTACCGGTAGGCCCGCAAGGTGGTGGCACTACTACAGGGGGCGCCGCATCTCCGCCATCGCCTACACCGGCGCAGTATGCACAAATGACTGTGGCGGAAAAAGACGCAGCCAACGCAGCACACGCTGAGGCCTTGAAAGCGTACAAAGACGCCGTGTCCGCCTTAGACCCAGAGTCTTCTACTTACACTGCCGATAGCAATGCAGCACTGGCTGTGTTAAAGGATAAGACGTCGGCTATACTAACCGGCTACGGCATCCCATACGACACTAACACACTAGACCCTGTTAACGTTTCCGACGCTAACGGCATGGCAAACCAGCGTATTAAAGAAGTTACAACTTCCGTAATAGATGGCAGTACGTCCACTACAGGCAGTACGTCGTCATCACTACCTACGGAGACCTCATTACCCGGCGGGACTGCCGCACAAGCACAAGCTGCTGCACAAGCCGCTGCACAAGCACAAGCCGCTGAACAAGCCGCTGCCAACGCTGCACAAGCACAAGCCGCTGAACAAGCCGCTGCCGCCGCAGCAGCCGTAGACGCCTCCCTAGGTGGTGACGCCTCTTTAGGCGGTGACGCCTCTCTAGACGGCACAGAAGATGTCTTTGCTGACGCCCCTAATAAGTGGATATACACAGGCGGTAAGATGGTGCTGCAAGGCGCTTACGGTAACATTAACAACCCTAACGCGCAGGAAGCCTACACAGTGTTTAACCCAGAAGGCTTGGTAGAGGGGCAGACGTATGACGACACAGCGGCACAGAAAGCAGCTACAGACAGCAACGGGAACTCAGAGGCGGGTTGGTACGTAGTCCCTTCAACAAGTGTTAACGTTAATAACGGAACTGCTACAGTAACGCCTTTTGTAGGGCCAATTCAGGATTATGTAGGGACTGACACAATAACGCTACCTGCGGGGGTTACAACACCTGTAGGGCCAACGCAGACACCTGTAGGGCCTGTGCAAACACCTGTAGGGCCTGTGCAAACACCTGTAGGGCCTGTGCAAACACCTGTGACGCCAACGCCTACGCCTGTGACGCCAACAACTAATGGCACTAATGGCACCAACGGCACAGACGGCACAGACGGAGCACGCGGCTTGCAAGGGCTTGCAGGAGCGTCAGCGTCTACGCCTATAGTTAACAGCTTGTTTGGGATTAACCTATTCAAGTCTAAGGCTGAAATGTTACCAATACAGAAGACACTCTTTGGACGCTTTAGAGGGCCGCAAGTATGAACTACCTAACTATAGTAAACAACGTCCTACGTCGTCTGCGAGAGACGCAAGTAACTTCAATAGCACAGACACCCTACTCCGCACTAATAGGTGACTTTGTTAACGATGCAAAGACAACTGTTGACAGTGCTTGGAAGTGGTCACAGTATCGAGTAGCTATAACACAGGCCACCGCTATTGCTGACAAGCGTTATTCTGTTGTCGGTACAGGGAGCGGCGCTACGTTTGTTAATGTCATAAACGACACTAGTGACACTATGATGACATATAAGACACCTACATGGTTTGATATTGCTAACAACGTATCAACACCCGCCACAGGCTCCCCTGTCTATTACACCTTTCGAGGGACTGATAGCAACGGTGACGTAGTGGTAGAAGTCTACCCAATCCCTGACGCCGTCTATTCCCTAATCTTCAATGTCGTCAAAGACCCTGTAGACTTGGAAGGCGAGGCAGACAACTTGTACATACCGCACCAGCCTGTTATCCAGCTTGCCTATGGCATGTCTCTGCGTGAACGAGGTGAGACAGGTGGGCAGTCAGCAGTGGAGCAGTTTGCTGTTGCCGAGACGTTCCTGTCCGACGCCATCTCCTTAGACGCTGCTAAGAATCCAGAAGAGTTGCTGTGGAGGGTTGTATAGTGGCTCAGCCCCTACAGAGCATTAACATAACAGCACCAGGCTTTGCTGGCCTGAACACACAGGATAGCCCTATTAACCTAGAGCCAGTGTTTGCCGCTGTTGCCAACAATTGCATTATTGATAGGTATGGCAGGGTTGGTGCTCGTAAGGGTTATACGCAAGACACTACAGAGACAAACAGCAACCTAGGCAGCTCAGCGGGCATAGAAGCTTTAGGTGAGTACATAGACGATGCTGGTAGTCAGATAGTGTTCAGTGCCGGTAACAACAAGATTATGAGTGGTGTAGCTACGTTGGTGGACGTAACGCCTGCGGCCTACACCATCACTGCTAATGATTGGAAGATGGTTAACTTTAACGCACATATGTACTTCTTCCAGCGCGGCTACCAACCTTTAGTTTACAGCTCCGCTACAGCGGCAGTGGCTACGATGTCTGCAACGGCAGGGTCGGCAGGTACACCGCCACAGGGTAACGAAGCCATTGCCGCTTATGGCCGTCTATGGGTGGCCGACTTTGCCGCAGATAAGTCTACGATCTATTGGTCGGACTTGTTAAATGGTAGGGCTTGGACAGGTGGCAGCACAGGCAGTATTGATTTATCAAAGGTGTGGCCTAGCGGCTATGACGAGATTGTAGCGCTGGCTGCACACAACGGCTTCCTAATAATCTTTGGTAAGCGCTCTATACTAGTTTACTCAGGCGCTGCTGCCCCTGCAACGATGGTCCTGGCTGACGCCATTAACGGCATAGGCTGCGTGTCCAGAGACAGCGTAGCCTACACAGGTGCTGACATTATCTTCCTAGACAAGACAGGGGTTAGAAGCCTAGGCAGAACTATACAAGAGAAGTCAATACCCATAGGCGACGTGAGTAAGAATGTTAGAGATGACTTGGTAGACTTGATAGCAACTGCTGACGCCCCTATCAAGTGCTTCTACTCCCCGGAGAACGCTTTCTACTTAGTGACGTTCAAGGATATCAACACTACTTATTGCTTTGACACACGACGCCCTTTAGAGGATGGCTCCTATCGAGCTACAACGTGGACTGGCTTGGTTCCGTTGGCATACCTGCGTACTACAGCGGGTTTGATGTACATTGGCACAGAGGGCGGCGTAGGGCGTCACAGGGGCTATCTCGATGGCACAGAGACATACTTGATGTCCTACTTTAGTCATCCACTGACGTTTGGCAGCTCGTCACAGTTGAAGTTCTTGAAGAAGGTTAACCTAGTCACTATCGGCGGGCCACAAGCGGCTGGCATCCTGAATTGGGGTTATGACTTCGGCTTACAGTTCTCGAAGCAGGCATTCAACTTTGCAGGCAGTGCCAACCCTGCTAACTATAACGTCTCTGAGTACAACGAAGGGGCTGAGTACAGCTATCCCACAACCATTAACAAGCCGTCATTGAACACCTCCGGCAGCGGCGTTACCGTCACCGTAGGCATTGAAGTCACTATTAACAGCTTTACTTTCTCATTGCAAGAAATGAACATTTACGCACTTATAGGAAGGGTTATCTAATGTCCAATTATACAAAGGTTACAGACTTTGCAGCCAAGGATGCGCTGGCAACGGGCAACCCGGCCAAGGTAGTTACAGGCACAGCCATTGACACAGAGTTTAATAACATTGCGGTGGCAGTGGCTACGAAGGCTAACAGCGCCTCTCCTACGTTTACGGGGACTGTGACGGTGGCTACATTGACAGTGAGCGGCACAGCCACTATTGGCACCATTGACGGAGGTACATACTAATGGCCGGTTTCCTAGATATACTACGAGGTATGGCATCAAGCGGTAACTTTAGCGACATTGCCTCCGCTGCCGGTGCCTTTGCACAGACAGATAGTGCAGCTAACGCTTTAGAGGCAGGCGGCCAAGACATCTTTGACAGGTCTAACCAGCTTGCGCAGAGCGTCACAGCCAATTCACAGTTCAAGCCATTCACCGTTACCAGCAGCTTAGGGGGTGTCACTACAGACCCTACAGGGGGCTTTAACGTCAATCTCTCTGCTGACCAACAGGCAATGCAGACTGGGCTGTTTGAAGGGGCTAAGGGGCTGCTAGGCTCGGCAACGGCGCCTAACGCTACAAGAGAGCAGCAGATATTTGATAGACTCCAAATGATGATGCAGCCGCAGCAAGAGCGTGATCGGCTATCGTTGGAGAGTAGACAGTTTAACCAAGGAAGGGGCGGCGTGCGGACATCTATGTTTGGCGGCACCCCTGAGCAGCTTGCAATGGACAAGGCTATTCAAGAGCAGCAGTCTAACAACGCCTTCACCGCCATCAATCAATCAATGGCTGAGCAGGCACAGAACGCCACCATTGGCGGCAATATGTTTAACATGGGTTTTGCACCACAGAATCAGATGCTTGGGTTGCTCGGTGCTGGCACTAACTTGGCTGACATAGCCGGCGCAGGGCAGCGTCAGGGTGTGCAGGCACAGGCGTTGTTAGGACAGTCTGGTATCGAGGGGCTGACTACAGCCAACGCAGGGGCAGCAGCAGCGCGTCAGAACACCATTGGTGACATCCTAGCGCTACTAGGTAATCAAAGAAACGCTGCCGGTGAAACGACGCAGACAGGGCCGCTAGACAGTATACTAAGTGGACTGCTAGGCCGACTAGGTGGGGGCATGACCGGCCCCGTTGGTAACGGTAACAACTTGCCCGGAAGGAGCTAATAATATGAGCATGATTGATCTGCAAAGTTTATTCAAAGATGT